TCATGATCACTTTGATGGTACTGCGTTAAAATTTCTGTCTGAGATCATGATGGCAATGAACCGCGGTAATCATGATCACAGCGACATTCAATCTGATTACTTTAACGTTGGTTGGTACGTTGATGTAAACATCGGCAAGTGGGACAAGCCCTACGTTTTGGAGAAGTGAATGGCACGTAAAGCTACATCAGAAGATCGTCGTGAATTTGTATCTCGGCAGCGTGGGCAAGATCCCACTCTACGACAAAAGACCTACACTAATGATCTTTTGAACTACACAAATTATCACAACAAGAACACCGACAGCAAGGTCCTACGGAAGTGGGCTGTTGACTACGTGTCCACAATCGACAAGAAGAAGGCGCCACTAGTAAACAAGGCATCTGATTTTGAGCTTCGCAGCATTGGTATGATGGGTCATGCTATTATGCGTGGCGATTACGTATCTCAAGAACATGTAACGCGTATTGGTAACGACATCACTACTTTGTTTACCAAGTACAAAGAGGTAGTGGAAGAGAAGAAGCAAGAACAAGCAGCAGTCGTTGTTCCTGTCGTGGACAAGTCTTCTGTTCATATCGCAGAGGCAAATGGTGCTATTGATGAATGGATTCTAAAGGGTACTGCCTTCTCCATGAAGGACTATCTTGTTGCAAACAATGTGACAAGTCCTGTTGCCAAGTCTATTGGTCAGTTCTTTACCAGGCTAGAGGCTGAACTTACCGAGGCAGTTGAGGGTAAGGACCCACAGCTCAAGGAAGGATACGCATATCTGGGCAAGGTGAAGATGAAGAAGTTTCTTGTATTCGTGCAACAACTAATCGCGGATTGCCAACAGCAAATTGTTGCAGCCAAGGTACAACGAAAGCCCCGGGCACGTAAGGAAAAGCCAGCTAACGTTCTTGTGTCTAAGTTGAAGTTCTTGCGTGAGTACGCGGAACTGACTCTAAAGAGCGAAGAGCCAAAGTCTATTGTTGGTGCCCAGCAAGTATGGTTCTATGATGTTGAACGACGCAAGCTGGCATGTTATACTGCCGAGAAGGGCAAGACATTGACCGTGAAGGGTACTACAATTCTTGGTTGGGATGTTTCCGAGTCCTCTGCAAAGACATTGCGTAAGCCGGAAGAACTTGTAAAGGGCAACCTGGCAAAGCGAACTCTAAATGCCAACTACAATGGTTTGAAGACTAAGGCACAGGCAGTGAATGGTCGTACAAACGAAAACATGATTATTTTGAAAGTATTTTGATGACAGTTCTTGTTGATTTTAGTCAGGTTGCTCTGGGTGCTTGTATGCAGTTCCAGAACGATCTCAAGACCGGTAGTGATGACAAGATTGTGTCTCTTATTCGTCATGTGGTGTTGAGTTCACTGCTATCCACGAAAAAGAAATTTTCCCAGAAGTACGGCGATCTTGTGGTTTGTTGTGACGGCAAGGATTACTGGCGTAAGCAGGTGTTTCCGTTCTACAAGGCATCACGTTCCAAGAATCGTGAAAAGTCGGATATGAACTGGAAACTAATCTTTGATACACTGAGTTCCCTTCGTGAAGATCTTGCCGATAACTTTCCATACAAGGTGATTCACGTCAATACATCAGAAGCAGATGACATCATTGGCGTTTTGGTTTCCTATTTGCAAGACAACGAACTAACACAGGTTGGTCTTGAAGAAGAGCCCCAGAAGATTCTTATTCTGTCCAGCGATCAAGATAACTTTCAGTTGCACCGTTTTCGTAATGTAAGCCAGTGGAGCCCCAATCAGAAGAAATTCGTGAAGCCCGATGGTGCGCATGAGGCTTTGATTGAGAAGATTTGCACTGGTGATACTGGAGACGGTATCCCCAACATCATGTCCGATGACGACGTCTTTGTTGATGAAAACAAGCGTCAAAAGCCCTTCAAGAAAGCAAGGCTGGAAGAGTTCTACCGTTTTGGTATTGATGCTTGCAAAACCGATGTTGAACGTCGCAACTTTCAACGCAACCAGGCTCTTGTGTCGTATGAACACATTCCCCAAGATTTGCGTGAAAAGATCATTACTACATATACAACACAAGAAGTAAAGGGTTCGAGGCAAAAGATTATGCAGTATCTGATCAAGCATCGTTGCAAGAACCTAATGGATCACATCGAGGAATTTTGAAATGACACCCTACATTACTGAAATCTTGGCAAAGATCAACAGCAATCCTTCTCTAATAAAAACAGAGTACAACAAGAACTTTGCAATCTGCACTTTGATGCAGTATGCGTTTGATAAGAATTTGAAGTTCAAACTCCCTGAAGGAGATCCTCCGTTCAAACCAGATGAGGCACCATTGGGTATGTCTCCTTCTAACTTCTATCAACAAGTAAAGAAGCTATACATTTTTACTCGTACTGATATTAGCAATGTGAGACGTGAGCAGTTGTTCATTCAATTCCTTGAAGGTTTGCATCCATCCGAAGCTAAGGTTTGTATTGCTATCAAGGATCAGGATCTTACTGCATTGTATCCAAACATTACTGGTGACATTGTTGCTGATGCGGGGTTAGTAAAGACAGAGGACATTTTTCGTCGCCCCCAGGAAAAAACGCAAGCAACGGGTGGAAGGAACTTGGTACTTGACCTTAGAGACGAAACAACAACCAAAGACCTCTTTGGTGGAAAACCTCCTCAAGAAGTTCAAGCAGTTGTTCAGGAAAAGCGAAAGCCCGGGCGACCGCGTAAGGTAGCATGAAACGAAAGTATGATATTCGAGCAATCTGTTACGATAAGAAAGGTCGTGTGCTTTCTGTTGGATATAATTCGTACACAAAGACACACCCCATTCAGGACTACTACGCAAGACAAGCGGGGCATCCTCAGCGTATCTTTCTACACGCCGAGATCGCTGCACTTCTGAGAGCAAAAGATAAGAACATTCACAGAATCAAAGTAGAACGGTACGCCCGCGACGGTTCACCAATGAATGCTTCTCCCTGTCCCGTTTGCGTAAAGGCAATCAAAGCATGGGGAGTAAACTTTATTGAGCACACAGTATGAAAGAGAAGCACAAAAACCTCTACATGTCTATTGCAAAGACTGTTGCGTCTTCGTCATATGCAGAGAAGTTAAAGGTTGGCGCGGTAGTTGTAAAGGACCATCGTATTCTTTCCATTGGGTATAACGGCACACCACCTGGTACTGACAATTCTTGTGAGGTAAAGAAGAATAGTAGTGATGGGGTTGGTCCTCCTTCTCTCGAAACAAAAAGAGAAGTCATCCATGCAGAGATGAATGCAATCTACAAGATGGCTCGTGATGGTCAATCAGCAGCGGGTGCTACTTTGTTTGTTACTCACGCACCATGCTTTGAATGTGCCAAGGCTATTCTTTCTGTTGGTATCAAGAATGTATGGTATAGCGAGGACTATAGAGATCCAGGGGGCGTTTACTTTCTTAGAGCAAATTGCTTAGAGGTTGAAAAACATGTCTGAAGAACCAGAAACCTTTACTCTATTTCCTGAGATGGTGTGCGTTGAGGTGCTCAAGATTACAGTTGAGGGTAAACCAGGGTATGCGTCACAGTTGGTTCTAATTTTAGACATCAGCAAAAACAAGGTTCTTTACCTGCCCACCGATGTCTTTGAGGAGACTTCTATATCGGCTTTGAAAAAGACTACTTTTCACGCGATAAACCTTTTTGGTCAACTAGCGAATCTTTCTGTTGTCATTGATACAGAGACAGGCGATGTTCTCGAACGGCATGATCTAAACAAGCTCTTTGCCAAGGGATATGGTTTAGAAGACACAACGCCCGAAGAGAATAGAACAATACATTAAACCTATTGAAATTTTTTCAAGAATAGTGAAAAATAATTGAAAAAAGTTAACAAGAAGGCATAAATACAGGTATGAACAAGCATCTAACATCACAGTCGTTTCCCAAAGAGCAGCACGGTATTGCAAGTGCTTATCGTGCTGCCTCTACAAATGGAGATTGGAACGGGTAAAAAGGGTCTAAATGTTAGAATAAAACCACAAAGACCCTGCACAAAGCAGGGTTTTTTGTCTGGGTTGTAATTTAATGCACTAGGTGCTATACTAGTGGTACGGTGAAGGAAACGACACCAAGATTGCAGGAAGTTGTAGAAGGTTGTTGACATTAAATCAGAAATCAACTACAATGAATGTATGATAAGTTAGAAGTGTAAACGACTAACTAGCTCTTAAACAATTTGCTGTGTTCTGTAGGCTGATGGCGGCAATCGTCAGAAGGTCTGTTACTTCACCTGATGAACCCCGTTGCCGCGGTGCTAAATCAGAGTCTCTATCATCTAGCGGATAGGATACCTGCTCGGTAATAGCGGGTTACGGCGGGTTCGAATCCCCCTAGAGTTTATGAAGCATCAGCCTACAGAGCATAGCGGTTGACATTAAATCGTGCTTCAGTTATACTGATAGCATGATAAGTTAGTAAAGAGTTTGTTACTAACGTTCTTTAACAATTTGTTGATATATTTTGGTTAATGGTAAGCAGAGACCAAAAGATGATGTTTACATCCTCTTCTCTGCTACCATATTTCAACATATTACATCAGGCTGGTCCTGCTAGACACATAGGTAACGTAGCGAAGGTTACGGAGATTCCGGTGGTAGTGTGTTGAAATATGGTGAGTTAGGTAGTTCTAAAGTGAAGGGTGACCAGAGGTTTTGCAAGACCGAAGAGAGAGATAACCGAGGAGTGAAAATACGTCTAGATCCGTACTACCAAGGACGTTCTTGCCGCCATATTGAAACACATTTTTCTGAAACGCCAGTCGCGCGCCATGCATAGTAGTTTAAGTGTGTTTCAATATGGTATCAAATAGTAAGACCTGTGAGCGAAGTGCCTAACCAGCAGCCTGACTTCCTGGGTATTACCGACCTCTACTGAGTCCCTCGATGTACTGTGGTGGTACTAGGGCTTTGAGCAGATTTGCAAATGTATGAGGGGGCACGTCGTAAAAGACAACGCTCTTAAACAGACGGAAGTGTCTTACTATTTGATTCTTGGGTTCTGCCCCTTACGGCGGACTGTAAATCCGTTGGCATTGTTTTGTAAGGAAGTTGCCTCGTGGAGCGTTACCATCAGGACCCACCAAGTATTTTGCCCCTGTCGTCTACTGGCTAGGACGCTGCCCTTTCAAGGCGGAAAAGACGGATCGAAACCGTTCAGGGGTACCATATTGAAACACACTATCTTGCTGGTGCATACAACGGGTTATGAGCGAGTCTTAACAATAGTGTGTTTCAATATGGTAAAGAATTTGGGTGTATTGGCAGAAATAGGTTATGCATCTCGAAGTACACTGTGATCAACAGTCGAACGAGAACATTCGGGTGCGAATCCTGAAACATCCACCAAGTTTATGGGCTGATAGTGATAATGGGAGCACAGGGGCTTTGCAAGCCTTTAGTCGGGGTTCGATCCCCCGTCGGTCCACCAAGATATGCTGTATTCCAAGTTACTGCGATCTCTCAGTTCAAAGCTGTCGCAGTGTAAAGAGAAGAACGATAGGTCAATCTTCTTGGATAAAATACAGCGCCAAATTTTGTCAAGTATGTGAGATAACGAGAAAGGCAGTGTAGGCATACATTGTTGAGCCAACGGTTCGAGTCCGGCAGCACGGCAACTGGTAAGTATTGTTTACAACTCACGTACCCTAAGAGAGCAATCTCATAATCGCACCCGGGATAATTTGCGGACAATGCAGCCTATGTATGTGGTGGCTGAATGCTTGACAAAACTTTTACCGAGGTTCTTACGAACTTTCGCGCTGAGGTGCCAAGGCTATGACGGTCATTCCCTAGACTGTTATCCTGAAACTGGCGAAAAATAGTGCTACGCCGCTGTAGAGTAGATACTATCCTCCCTCAAGATACAGCAGGGTTGTCGCCCTGATTGCCAAGACACTATGAAACCACTTTAGGGAGTGGTGCCATAGTTCAATACATTAACAAATCGGTGTAAGAGGTTGCCGAGACAGTAAACGCCCATGCTGTGTATAGCCTCGTTAGTGTATTGAACTATAGTAAGAATTTTGCCCGCGTAGCTCAGAGGAAGAGCAATTGCTTGATAAGCGATAGGTCGACATTTCGAAACTGTCCGTGGGTACCATTAAGGAAAAACTATGAAACTTAAGAATTTTGAAATTGCCGAAGAATATCTATCATCTGTAAATGTTGTACAGGAGACGGAGTATACCTTACAATCTCCTCTTGAATACTTACCTGAATATCTAAGAAAGGCGTTCAAGGATGGGAAAGCTAAGTTGACTACGCAGTCCTGGGCTGACCATCCGGAGTTTGTTAAACTACGCCATCTACTAGAAGCCGAAGGGTACGTTAGGGTAGAACGGGGTTGGTGGAATGG